ACGTGATGGCTTTCATCAATTACAACCATGTCAAACTTAGGTCTTTTTGCCAGATTATTATCCCTTGATAATGTCTGAACCATAGAGAAAACTGCCTGACCATCCCAGTTCTTTACAGAGCCATTAACAATGCTTGTTTTAATATCTGGGTTTATCTTGCTAAACTTTATCATGTTTTGCTCTACAAGCTCGTCACGGTGTTGAAGAACTAGGACACGATTACCTTTTTTATATCTTTTACCAACTAACGCAGAGAGCATAATTGTTTTTCCAGCACCTGTAGGCGCAACAACAATCGTATTTTTTCTATCGCTTAGTGCTTTCGATGCGTCTGATACCGCTACATCTTGATATGGCCTTAGTATCATAATTAACCTCTAGTTGGAGTGGAGAGAATGGTGAGGGGTTTGTGGCACTCTGCCCCTCGTCAGAGTGTGAATCGGCGTGGTCATAAACACCTTAGCCACTCACATTTAACCTTTTATCTAGCCCAATCAGGAACTGGCCCACTTGCTGTGGCCTGCGGTTGAGGGGCTTGGCTCGTAATAGGAGCCGCACCACCAGAAATAAAATCCTTTGAGTTCGGAGTAAGAACTATTAAAATTTTATTTTGATCCGCGTACCCATTTGTACCTTTTTCGACCTTAACTTTAGCACAGATCTCCATGCCATTCAACTGGTCGATACCTGAGATTTGTCTCTTGGACTGTGCCGCTTCGGACATATCCGCAGGATCAAGGTTGTTATGGCTTTCGATAATAGATCTAAGAGTTCTTAGACCAATCTCTTTAGCCACAGGGATACCGCTTTGGCCCATTTTATCACCGTCTACAAAGATATTATCCCAAACTTTTCTACGGTCATATGGCCCACCAAACACAGTTAATTCTAACTGAGCCCATTTTGCTCCAGTATTGACTGACTTTTTAAACCAGTTACCTCTACCAAACTCAGGGATTTCCATATCTCCGGGTTTTAGTGAGATGATTGCACGAACTACAGTTCCGTGTGGAATGAGTTCAAATTCTCTTGTTGATTCGTCAACAGGCGTATTATTTAGATTCAGCATCATTAGCTCCTTTTTCCATATTTTGAGTTTTGGGATCGACAAATTCCAACGGTCTATCTGACTGTGGTTTGCCACTACCCATCTTTGCGATTAGTTTACCTAAGTGAGGCTCTTCGAGAGTTTCAAGCCTGCCAGAGCGATCCTTCGCAGGATAACCCCATTCATTTAATGGATTACATACAAAAGCACGAAATTGTCCATTTTCTCCAGTCAAGATTGCCATTGTGATTAATTCATCAACAATTCCGGGCATTTCACGACCAGTTTTTGCACCTTCAATTTGAAGGGAATATTGTTTTCTACCGTAGTCATCTGTGTACTCATCTAAGATACCTACAAAGATAACATTCTTTTCACGAATGTGTTGTAGATGTGTTAGCCAAGCCATCATTTCACGACCATGCAAGCCATATGCGGCTCTAGTATCTAACTTACCACTTCTATCTGACTTGCACTCTGGTTGCTGTAAACACCATTGAAAACACAACCGACCTGCAACCGTAATACTATCGACAAACAAAGTATCGTACTTGTTCATCATCGCTTCACGATCACCATATTGAGCCGATACATATTCAAAATGCTTTTGACCAAACACAGAGTCTTCTGCAAGAGATGGATTACTGCCACCTAAGAAACACGCAAAGTCACGACACTCTGTCCATGTTCTAGGTCTAATGACATCTACTGGTAATCCTTCGATTGCGGCATCACCAGCTTCTAAATCCATAAATAGAGTCTTGTCGGAGTCGAGTGTTCGAGCGAGTGTAGTTTTACCTACACCACTCTGACCACACACAACAATCTTGTGACCACGCTTTTCTTTCATGCGTTCGTCAGCAGAAATAATTTTTAGTCCACTTGACATCTTATGTCTCCTCTTCAATTCTATCAATTTTAAACTTACCCATTTCAGTAACACGACATGGCTCTAACATATCCTTAATCTTCTTATGAGCCGCAGTGTAAACACGCTCATCTACAGAAAATGTTACCTTTGCAAAGTGATTAGCATCGTCTGGGTTCATTTCCTCAAACGCTTTTTGCAACTTATCATTGTCCCACTTTACTTTTTTAGGGATGTTAATTTTAAATCTACTGTTGCCTTCTGCAATAGTAGCTGTGCCGAAGTCTTTGCCCTCAGAACGCAAAGTATCTCTTGCTTTCTTTAGAAACAAATCTTCTAGCTTCTCATCAATTTCTTTTAATTCTGCGTTTAGATCTTTTACGACAAAGCGTAATTCTTCACGTCTATCGAATAGCTCAATGCCATCCATTTTATGACCTCCTTTATATTAGTTTTGTTCACGGACACATTTGTCCCACAATGTACTATTTATGTCAAGAGGTTTTTTTACTTAAATATATTTCAATACCTAAACAGGCTTTCATCAGCTTCTTTTTTAATTTGAACTCAGGTGTTTCAACGCCTTTAGCGTCTTCTACAATTTGTGTCCAATTGCCATTCATATCTTGCTTTTTGTACCTGAAATCCGCAATATAAGTACAAATCTTTTCTCCGTTTACTTCTAGTGCAAAGCGAACTTGAAGTTCTAAATCTTTTACTGTTCCAGCTTTTTCAAGCGCCTTTATATAAAGATAACGCTCAGATTCCCATTTAGAATCAAACTTTATACCGTTAATCGTTACCTTTTTATTATTGTATTTAGACCTTGACCCAAATCTTCTGGGATTATATGGTGCTTTTACTAACATTTTTTAAAAAGGACTCCTTATTATGCCAAATCCGCTTAAATATAAATCTGTAAGCCTTACTTTAGGCGCATATGACAAACTTGTCCATGTAGCTGACGTAGAAGATAGATCAATAGGAAGACAGCTTTCTAGGCTTGTAGATCAAGCTTACGCAGAGGTTAAGCCTATGCCATACAAAGAACTAGCGACTAATTCATCAACATCAAGATACGGTATTTCTTCGGCGCATGACTCTGTAATCGAAAACGATTAAGGTTTTAATAAATCTGCACTACCAAGGCCGCCAAGCAACGTAGCCGCTACTGTTGGATCTCCCATCGCTCTTTGACGTATAGAAGTTTTAGCACTTAGTGGGGATGGAGGAACTACTTTATAAGGTAAATTACTTAAAGCACCGGGTTTAACATCAGGCACAGGAGTATTCCTTGTAGGTGTTCTTGCTGGTGTTTTTGAGCTCATATTAGCTTTTGCAGTATTAGTTATTAAATTTTTAACTCTGTCAGTTTCTTTTGAAATACCCTGACTGGAAGCCTGTCCTGTAAATTGAGATATTGCAGAAAATATCAAGTCTGAAAAAACTTCTCCTGATGTTTTTCCTTGACCTGTTAATTGTCTATAATCTCTCATAAATCTTTTATAAAATAAATCAGAAGAAAACATTCTTCCCAAAACAGTAAATTTTGCTATTTTACCTAAATTTTGCAAAGGACTTGCCGCTATACTTGCCGCAACTAACTCACCACCTTCAGCAGATTTAGAATTTAATTTTAAAATTTTACCGAATTGTTCCATTTCTTCTGCCATATTATCGCCAAAAATTTTTGCATTTTTAGCTTTGTCATCTATTAATTTGTTAGCAAATGCTCTAAATTGAGTTGGATCTGTTAAAAATTTTGCATCAAAATCACCTATTAGATTATCCATATAGGAACCTCTAAGTACTTTTTTACTAGCCTCATCATTAAAATAAGTCATTACTTTTTCTACATCAGAAGCTTTAGTATTAGGATTATTAATATATGCCGCCGCTTCTACATCATCTAAAGTGCCATTTGTTAATTTTTTAACTAAATTATTTCTTTGAAATTCATTTTTTTGGGCTCTTTTACTTAACAATCCTCTTAATAAATTAATTCCATCATCAGCAAATACGTTTCCTTCTTTTAAAGCACCTACAAGTCTTTCATCTATACTGCTTAAAGATAAAGAATCCATTTGTTCTGCTAATTTTTTTACTTGAGCCGCTTGAGGGCCGAACAATTCATCTGCCGTTGTACCTAATTTTTTATACGCCGTAGCAAATTGTTTTCCACTAAATTCAGTGGGTTTAAGAGGTTTTACAGAATCATCAATAGTTTTTCTTAACCATTCTCCTGCCATCCTAGAACGTAAAGCTTCGTATTCACTTTCTACTTTAGGAGATCCAGATCTTCGAGTTTTATTTATTCTGTCTGCTTGATTATCTAAAACTCTTTTTAAACTTGTAAGTCGTTCAGGTGCATTAGGTTTTAAAATACTAGATTGCATTTTTGAAGCATCTACAGGTCTATTGTTTCTTACAGTATTAGCTATATTTTTTAAAATTGAAGAATGTTCTAAAGCATCAAATTGTTTCATGCCTTCTGCATAAAGTCTTCTTTTTTCTTGCAATTGATCGGCGGCATCTAAAAGTTTTTTTCTGGGTCTTGCACCAGCGTCTAAACCTCTAAAACGAGTAAACTCTAAACCTTCTAAATTTTTTCTTGACAAAATGTCGTCTATTTCATTTATAAATTTATTAGCTAAATTATAAACCCCTTGTTCCGCACCTTGAGTCATTTTTGTATCATTTAAAGATTTTCTAGCAGAATACAATTTTGCAAAAGAAGATCTTTCACCTACTTGAGACATTGATTCTATAATAGATCTTTCTAAATCTTGACTAGTACCCGGAACTACATTTCTATATTTTGCTGTTCCTCCAAGCTCATCAACAAGACCCCTTAAACTTCCAGAGGGAATGATGTCTGAATTTCCAAGAGTAGATGTATTCATATCATCTATTTTTTTAAATGCAGTTTCCATAGAGTCATCAAAATATTTAAAAGATTGACTTAATGTATCAAATAATTCTTGATTTATTTCACCGTCAACCTTAGAAGCCATTCCTAATTCATCTGCCGCTTTAGTCATGTGATTTACTATTTGAGCAGATAATTCAGCTTCTTCTTTTAATAATTGAGTATTTCCTGTATCTGCGGCTTCTTTTAATATTCTACCTAAATCATTTATGTCTGAAGCTCCTGCGTCATTTCTAAATTTTTCTATTTTAGCAGTTATAGCTTCATGGTTCTTTTTTAAACGAGGAGAAGATTTAAAAATTCTTTCGGCTAATGCTTGCTGTCTTGCTATTAAACTAGGAGATCCCAATGCACTTAAATTAGGTGTAATTCCAGCTTCTATAGATTGACCTGCTAATTTTAAATCTTCTGGAGACAATTTAGATCCACTTGGACTAAATAATTTTCCTAAAGTTTTAAAAAGAACTTGTCCTGCACCTTCAAATGCACCCGCTATTAAAGCTTCTTTACCAGTTTGTTTTGCTATCTCGCCTGC